TAATTGAGCAAGAAGCTATCTATGCAAAGGTTAAAGGTTTGTTGACTGCTTATACATCAGCCTTTAATGCTGTATCTAGGGTAGTAGCTCTGAGAACATCCCCTATTAGTGCGTATGGATAAGCAATATTTTTTAGGTTTGGATTGTTCCACGAAAGCCATTCATGGAGTAGTGATTGATGATGGTGGACTGTTTGTACATAAATATAAATGGGTTACCGATGATAGTGAATTTCATACAAGATTCCTCTCAAATTCCCACAATTTTTTGGAAGATTTAGGTAAAATAAAACTAACATATCCTGGTCTTAGGGTGGCAATAGAAGCACCGCTATTTATTCAAAACCCTAGAACTACTATCCAATTATCTGCGGTGATTTATACAGCAGATTTTATTTGTTCTTTTCATGGACTAGAACCCGATTTAATTGAAAATACTAAATGGAAGAAATATGTGTTAGAGAAAGGAAACGTGTCGAAGAAACAAATAGCAGAATTTGCTCAGATTTTTTGGAAGCAAAATTTTAAGGAACAGGATTGGGCAGACGCAGCCTGTATCGCTTTATGGAAAAGATACATTGAATTAGGAGAAGATATATGAGTTTAACATTTCACATGGGGGGAAAGACTGAGGTTAGTGTGGAGTATAAAGATAAAATACCCAAAGGCATGACTGCGGAAGAATTCAAAGAGCAATACGGTGTAGTAGTGTGGTGTGATTATTTTGGATGTAAATACAATGTTCAGGTTGAAGATACTCAACGTACTACAGGCACTCTCCTTAAGCAGAGGGGATACCAACCTCTAGGTAAAGATGCAGGGGTTTGGCGAGGGCTATGTACTAGAGATGAGATAGGAGTGAGTTATCGAGGTGCTACACCGGAATGCTTCACTGCTGCTGTACGTAAAACTGGGCATGTTAGTTTTGCTAGTTTGCTTCAATCTGATGGTACGCCTTATGGTGGGAGTATTGAATCTCAACATCCATCAGACTTTAGTTTTGATGTACCCGCTCAATGGGATAGTAGAAATAAAGCCCCACGTAAAGGCATTGTCAAACCCGATATTAAAGAGTATAATGTTTAGGAGAGTAGTATGCCAAAAACATTTCCGTTAGCAGTAAAAGAAAGAGCTTTGGAATTATATTTACAAGGCTCTTCCCCTAAAGATGTTTCTGAAGTTTTGCGTGATGAGTTTGCTAATGACGTAACTCAATCTACTGTATATGCGTGGGTTAAACAAGAAGGGTGGGAAGAGAAAAAACAATTGGTGTACGCTGATAGTTTAGTGCATATACAAGAATCGGAAGGACAGAAACTTAATCGTATTCAACAAGAGCATTGGGACGGCTATTCTACTTTAAGACATAAAGCTACCCATGAGCTAGAATTTCTACAGTTTGATAAAGCTGCGGATGCAGCTAAAGCATTGGACTTGGGGATTAGAGGAGAACGGCAAATCATGGAAGGGTTGATTAATCTTCAATTTGTGCAAAATGTTTTAGAAGTTTTGGTAGATGAAATTACAGATGAAGAAGTATTACGGCGTGTAGCCCTTAAATTAAAGACGCTAATACATACTGAGGAGTCACATGCATGACAACAGACCCTAAGGTAACCACTTTTGCAGACGCTTTTGACCGTTTATCCTCTGGATTGACCAGTTCTCAATCTGTTCAAGTCGGGTCTTTTAAAGACTTCTTGCTTAATGTTTGGGCGTTAAGTTTTGAACATCCTGAGTATTTTAATGCTTGGCACGTAGGACAAGTAGCTGAAGATATTGAGATGTGTTTAGAGGAGGGGTTGAACTATTGTGCAATACTTCCACGTTTTCATTTTAAGAGTACTGTCTTAGGCCACGCTTTTAGTGTTTGGTCATTATTAAAAGCTAAACGGGATGCAGCCGTATTGTATTTATCTTATAGTGATGGTATGGCTCGTTATCACATATCTGAAATTAATAAAGCTATTTCTAGAAACCCAATCCTCACTGAATGGATGGATAATCGTTCTCCTAAAGCAGATTTTTCGGCTCGTTACTACGTTAATAAAAAGCCTATGGACATAAGGCATGGCGGTCTTTTTTCATTTAAACGGGGTATGCATGTTAATGGTGCTTTGATTGCTGATGACGTATTGCGTGACCCAGAGAATCCCTTGAATATGGGGCAAATTACTAAGGTAGAAGACCATTTCCTAACTGAGAGTATGTTTATTCCTTTGAAGGGAGTTCCCATTATTGTGTTGGGTACGCCAATGATGCCTGGAGATTTGTTGACAAAGCTGCAAGAAGATGATAGATTCTTTAGTAGGGTCTTACCAGCATTAGACCCAACACCTGAACGAAGGGTATTAATGCCTGAGTTATATAATGAGGAATGGTTGTTACAACAACAAAAAGCTAGGCCGAAATCATTTGCATCAGAATTTCTTTTGCAACCACACTTTAATACTGAATCTTATTTTGATGAGGCAGATATTGCTAAGTGTGAAGATGAGAGCTTAAGAAATTTGAATGCATATAGAAAATATAATAAGCCTGAAAATGCTAGATTGTATGCTGGCTTTGATGTAGGGAAGAAGCGACACCCCTCCCATTTAGTTATCTTTAAAAAAGAGGGTGAATACATTACTCAATTGCATCAGTCTTGGTTGGATGGGTGGAATTATACGGCACAAATAGAATATTTAAATGAAGTTATGGATAATTATGATATAGAAAAAGGGTATATAGATAATACAAGAGGAGAGTTAGAGGACAGAGGTTTGGATAGTGGGTGGTGGCCCATGTCCTTTACTCTTAAATCTAAGAACACAATGGCTCAAATCATGGAAGAATATGTACATTCTGGACGTTTAAAACTCTTTAGGGATTCTAGGCAAACTAGTCAAATATTGTCTGTCAATAATGAGTTGAAAGCTCCTGAAACTCCACAAGGACATGGTGATGCGTTCTTTTCTATTGCAATGGCTTTATTAGCTTGTCATGAAAGTGAACGTATGGGCTTTTCCGATGTGGGGAACTTACTTGAAATAGTTGAGCCTGATTTAGTATCTAGAACGGGGGAAGAGGCGGTAGCGGATTTAGAAGGTAGAGGGGAAGACCCTCAAGAAATGTGGTTTCCAGGCAACGTTAAATTTGATTTTGGGCGGTTGACTAATCCTGACTTGACAATGGCTGACCGCCCAAACCCTAATTGTAAAGAGTTTGCCTGCAAACCTGAATTTTGGGTACCAGAAAGAAAACTTTGCATATTTTGTGGACATAGGGGGTAGAGGAAAATTGATAGACACACACATTTCTGAGCAGGCTGAAACTATTTTAACACATAGGTATTATTTAAAAGATAAAGATGGGAACACTATAGAAAACGATATAGAATTATTTAGACGGGTTGCACATGCATTAGCTCAAGTAGAGCATAAGTATGAAACCCTTCCTTCTGAGATAAGCATGTTAGAAGATAAGTTCTTTGATATGATGTATACGTTGGAATTTTTACCGAATTCTCCAACCTTAATGAATGCAGGAACTGATGAGGGTACTTTGAGTGCTTGCTTTGTTTTGCCATTGGAAGATAGTATGGAAGGCATTATGAAATCTGCTACTGATGCTGCAATGGTGCAGAAATTTGGTGGTGGCACAGGTTTTGCATTATCTAAAATTCGGCCTAGAGGGTCTAGGATTGAAACAACACATGGGAAAGCTTGTGGGCCGATTGAGGTTTTAAAGACCCTATCTCGTATTTCTAGCATGATAACGCAAGGTGGTAAAAGAGATGGGGCAAACATGGCAGTGATGTCTGTTTACCATCCAGATATTAGAGAATTTATTGCTTGTAAACATATTGAAGGAGATATTCATAATTTTAATATTTCCGTAGCAGTTGATAATGCCTTTATGGTTAAGGTAATTGAGGGTGGGGCTAGACACCCATTGATAGACCCAAACACTGGAGAAACAGTTTGTTGGGAATCTGCTAGAGAAATATTTAAAGATATAATTCAAGGGGCGTGGACAAACGGAGAACCAGGAATGATTTTCTTGGATAGAATTAATATGGATAATACTATGATAAATGAATATGGCCCCATGATTGCAACAAATCCTTGTGGGGAACAACCACTGTTGGGATATGAAAGTTGTAATTTAGGGTCTATTAATTTATCTAAATTTGTTGTGCCCTCCTCTGATGAGGATTGGAAAGAATCTATTAATTGGACTCGTTTGATACAGGTTATTAATTTGGCTGTACAATTTTTAGATAATGTTATTGATGCTAATGATTACAGTATTCCTGAGATTGCTCAAATGACTAAAGCTACTCGTAAGATTGGTTTAGGAGTTATGGGTTTTGCGGATTTATTGATTAAATTACGTATTCCCTATAATTCGGAATTGGCAAGAGAGGTTGGTAGTCATTTGATGGGGATAATTAAAACGGCTGCTATGGCTAAATCTTTAGAGTTGGGAGCTATGAGAGGAACATTCCCTGCTTGGGAACATAGTAAATATAAAATACATGAAAATGTACGAAACGCATGTCGTTTAACTGTGGCTCCTACAGGCACTATTTCTATGATTGCTGGTTGCGCCAGTGGTATTGAGCCTCTTTTTGCGTTGGCGTGGAGGAAGCAAAATATCTTAGAGGGCCAGACACTATTTTATATTAATGAGCAATTCAAGAAAGATGCTCAAGAATATGGATTCTATTCTGAGGAACTAATGGCTTATCTATCTGAAGGGGGCTTGTTAAGAGATAGACAAGATGTTCCGCATTGGGTTAAAGATGTGTATGTAACGGCTCCTGAAATTGACCCTGAAGCACATGTATTAATGCAAGCTGCTTTTCAAGACCAGGTAGATTCTGGGATTTCTAAAACTATTAACTTTTCTTCGGAGGCTTCTATTGAAGATGTTAATAATTCTTATATTTTAGCTTGGAAGACAGGATGTAAGGGCATTACTGTATATCGTAATGGAAGTCGTAATAAAGAAGTATTGGTCAATGGGCATAGAGCTAATAAACAGCTATCCTTATTTGACCTAGAAGCAGCCTGTGGATGTGATAATCCAATGATTGTACAAGAAAGCGGTTGTGAGACTTGTAAAACGTGTGGATGGAGTGCATGTAAGATTTCGTAAAAAATTAGTATTTTAAAGTATAATAGTATAGTAGGAGGAAAGTTATGGTAGGAATGTTTTTAAAAGAAAGAGATGTACAATATGTAGCTCATAGGGATGAAACGACTCAAACATGGCGTATTTTAGATACTTGGAATGAATCGTTAATGGATTTGGGGCCAGATGATGAGATTCCCGATGATAGTCCTGGGGTGGACATTATTACAGAAGGTGCGTTTATAGCGTTGATTAAAGAGGGGGCTAGACTAGGCGTAATACAAAATGCTTCATTTAGTGAACATGCTTCGTTAGAACGGGATTTGCTCACAAAAGATGAAGAAATGTTAGCCTTAAAGACGGAGCTTTTAGAACTAGAGGAAAAATTACAGTCAGCAAAACAAAGCCCACATCGGTCAGAAGGATTTGAGCTTAAAGAAATGGCAATGAATGCGTTACTCAAACTAACGAGTATGTCAGATATTGAAAATTTGACTAAGGATTAATTTATGAAGTTATCTGATTATCTACCAGAGGTACCTAAACTTGCTCAAACAATGATTAATATGAATGAGCAAATTAGCTTTTTGGAGTTGATGAAATCCCGTGGGGAAACTGGGGAAGGCCCAACCATTGGCTTAGACCATGTAGTAAATACTTGGGTACGTCATCAAATGGCTTATCGGCAACAGCTTGTAATGGACTTACAAATGTTAGCAATGTCTGTTGAAGAAATTAGGGCACCATTACATCACATTACAGCTGAAGTCTTTAGGAAAGGGGTTGAATGGGTACCTCTCGTAGAGAATCCAGACGTATCTCAAAAAGACCGTTTCAATGAATTTATGGATGACTGTAATATCTTTGACCAATCTTTGGAAGAAGTATTAAAACAATTCCACTTTGATGTAAATTGTATTGATGATGCTTTCTTGTATGTAGTTAAAGAATATAAGAATATAGATAATAAAACGGTACGCTCTAAGGTGAAAGAAATTCGTAGATTGAATCCTGCCTTGATTGAATTTGATTTGGATGCTGCGGGATTACCGAAAAACTCTCACTTTATGTGTCCTATCCATAGAGAGAAAATCCTAGAAGAGCCTAGACAATGTGAAGATGAGAAATGTAAATTAGATACCATTCCTGTCATGTATAAATATTATCATCGAAATCAGCATTTGTTTTTGTTTGACGCTGAAGTAATTCACATTTCTAAATTCTCTCCATCAGAAACTTATGGGTGGAGTCCCATTTTAACTGTGTTTGAAAAAGCTCTGACTTTAATAGGCATGGATAAGAATCTATATAGGTACTTCTTTGAACGGAAAATGCCAGCTAGTATGATGATGGTGTTTACG